TGAGCGATTAGCCAATAGAGTTGGTGATGCTGAGATTGGTGTGCTGTTAAATGTGGGTGACTTTTTCCATGCAGATTCGAGCAAGAATGAAACCACAGCAGGGACAAGGGTAGACGTAGACACACGCATAGGTAAGACGTTTAAACTGGCAGGAAGGCTCTTTCAAATCCTTGTAGAAAAGATGCTTAAAACTCACAAGAAAGTTGTGGTTATTAATGTCAGGGGTAATCACGATTCTGACATGGCTTGTCACCTATCTAGCTGTCTGGAAATCATTTACGACAACGAGCCAAGGGTTGAGGTATTGCAGAACTACTCTAAGTTTATACATTACCAATGGGAAAATAATCTATTTGTATTTCATCATGGCGATAGAATTAAGCATGAGCAGATTCTACAAACGGTTATTAAGAATCTTGATGATCAGTGGAGTCAGTCTAAAAACAGATACTGTCACTTAGGCCATATTCATCACCATATAGCCAGAGAAGTTGGCTCAATGCATTTTGAACACTGGGGATCGCTGACTTCTACAGACCAGTGGCATTCAGATTCAGGCTATGGCGCAGAGCGTTCTATGACTGCTGTGGTTTATCATAAAGATCATGGTGAGGATTCAAGAGTTAAGATAAAGGTTGGGAAATGAGTAATGTTATTAACTTGCGTTCAGGGACAATAACTCTTAACAAGCTGTACTGTGATTGTGGGCAATCTCTTGAGTACTGGCTTGGGGATGATGGCTGTGGCTACGGCATTTGCCCTCGGTGTGACCTACATTGGCCTGAACAAATTACAGTCAAAGGAGAAGAAGATTGTCAAAAGCACTAGATATGCAAATAGGCGGTGATCATTACGCCAATAAAAAGATACAACCCATCGAATATATTATGGCTAATGACCTTAATTTTTGTGAGGGCAATGTCGTCAAGTACATTACCAGATGGCGCGAAAAGGGTGGGGTGGAATCACTACGAAAGATAAAACACTATGTAGACTTTTTAATTGAGGAGGAAATAAATGGCAAAGAGGAAGAAATCTACAGTCGCTCAAGAAGTTGAGAAGGCCGCAAAACTATTACAAAGATTAGTTAGATTGAAGGCATCAGACGATAACGGCTTTTGTCAGTGTGTGACTTGCGGCAAGATAGACCACTACAAGAATATGCAAGGCGGTCACTTTTACAGTAGACGACATACAGTGTTTAAACTTTTTGAAGAAAATATCCATGTGCAATGCCCTGCGTGCAACCAGTGGGGTATGAAAACAACAAAGATTCAGGAGGCTTATCGCATCTATATGGAAGATGTGTACGGTGTAAGGCGAATTAGGGCAATGCAACGGTTAGCTTGGAGGGCATCGCCTAAGTTTAACCGCGATGAAGTCATAGCTTTTCAGCGCGATTTGATTAAAAGAATACAAGATGAAGTGTTTAGAATTGGGTATTATTAAATTAATTTACATATTTATAAACAAAAAGGTTTACATTTAGGGGTAGATAGTATTTAATGTAATCTCAATCAATCAAATAAGGGCAATAAATTATGACAAACTTAGAACAGCTAAAAACCGAACTTTACAACATTGCCGCACCATTGCGATCTTCAAACAACCATGCGCGTAGTGAGATGTTGATAGAGAACGAAATTATGATGATCAAGCATATGCGAAAAAATAGCGAATACGGCAGAATTGGAAAGCAAATAGCAGATTATGATCAGCAGATTCTAGGGTGGAAATGGGCGCTTTCAGCCTGTAAAGAATTACGTAGAGAAATTGCAGAATGTCAGGCAGAAATCGCAATCAGATAAATTAACCGCCCCTTCGGGGGCAATCAATAAAGGGAAAACACAATGAAAATTACTAATAAAAGAATAGCCGCACAAAACAGAGCCGCTCGTTACTTGGCTCAAAAGCAATTTGAGAAAACCCAGAAAGCAGATCAGCAGATGGACATATTTATGGCTTTTATTACTGGCACAGCAGTAGCAGTAATTATGGCTTTTGGTTACGAAATGTACATAGTCGGGGGTTTTTAAAATGAGTCTAGTTAAATTTGAAGCTGTGCTTGATCAGATGGTAGATGATTTACATCCAGAATATAGAAACTGGGATGGTGATGTTATGGAACTAAGCGACACGCATAAAGACAGTATCTGCTACCATTTTTTGTTAAACATGAAAACTTGGTGGGATGATATACTACCGCCAGTATTAATTAACCCAGAGGATTTTATACACGAACTGTATATTAACTCTGCAAGTCAAAGCATATCAGCAGTTATTAGAGATGATATCTACCTTAGCTTGGAATCAACGCTAAGAGACTTAGTGCAGGATTCTTATGACAGGGTTAATCAAACTAAACCAGAGCCGTTTGCAGGCTATGAGAGAGGGCAATAAGATGAAAAAATATTATATTATTGACGGTGCAACTGGAAATATTTTACGTTCAACTAATGATAATAGTGGCTACCTTAGTGTTTGGCAGACTATTTCAGGTTGGACACAAGATTATTGGACTTATGTAAAATTACCAGAAGAACGAGAGATGAGGATTAGAATATGATAGATTTTCTAGGAACGATTACAGCAATTATTATTCTTGCATATTTGATGAGGGGAGCATACTTCATGGTATGTGATGCTCAAGACAGATTTATTGAGCGCAAGAAAAATCAGAAGAACAAATAGACCAAGGCACCCCTAGCCTATTGAGCCAGATTAGTCCACTGGTGGTCACAACGGACTATTAATATTTGATATGGCGTAGATGTTTAATAAGCATTTTACGTCATATTTATTTGTCTATAGAATGCCGCCTCCATTAACCAGAGAGGCACTTATGATTCTATATATGATCGTTTTTTGCGTTATCAGCCTATGCGCTATAGCCAAAGATGAATTTAATTAACACTTTTAGTAATTTATAGTATAATGCGGCAACTAATTACATACAGGTGATAGTATGGAGTTGCAATTAGTAACCAAAATCAATGAAGTTCACAAGCGAGAGTGGTTTGATTTGCTTGATAAAATAGATCAGATCACTCAGACTCTTGGCTACGCTGAATACAACAGGCAACAATTCAGGGCTGAGATCATTAACTGGTGCGAAGAAGTTGATGCCAAGTTAAACGAGCCACCGCCTGAACCTATAATCCCACAACCATTATCCGAAGAATTATTCGGTACTGAGGTCTAATGCTTTCTATAGAGTATAAGTCAACTGGGGAACTTGTCCCCTACGTAAACAATTCAAGAACTCATAGTGAACAGCAAGTACAACAAGTAGCGGCAAGCATAAAGGAATTCGGATTTACTAATCCTATCTTGATAGATCATGATGGCGGTATTATCGCAGGGCATGGTCGTCTACAAGCCGCGCAGTTGCTAAGTCTTGATGAAGTGCCTACTATTACGCTAGAAGGGCTTACAGAGGCGCAGAGGAAGGCTTATGTAATAGCAGATAATCAACTGGCTTTAAATGCAGGGTGGGACTTAGACTCTTTAAAGCTAGAGGTTGATCGACTAACTGAGTTGGACTTCGATTTAGATTTGTTAGGTTTTGATGATAGTGTGTTGCAAGATTTAATAAATACAATGGAGCCTAATTTTGACCCAGCAACAGAAGAAGAGCAGGGTCAGCTAGATGAGTTAGACCCAAAGTGGGTTGATTGTCCGCATTGCGGGAAAGAATTTGATATGAGGGGGCAGGTATGAGCATTACATTTGAGCAAAAAAATACTAATATTTTGAATAGGTTTGAGTCACAGAAATCAGGAACAAAGGTTAAAAAATTTACTTTCATGCTAGACGGAAAGACTTTAACGATGATTAATATGAATAATGCGTCTTTATCTGAGGCCGTAGAATCAATTTTGAGCAGATGGGGAAAAAGGGCTTGTAATGTCAAAGAGGGCTAATTTAATAATAGATTGGGCAAGCTATGATGCGGCTTTATACGCATGCAAAAACTGGCATTACAGCAAATGCCTTCCTATAGGCAAACTAGTGAAGGTCGGTGTATGGGAGGATGGGCATTACATTGGATGCGTTGTTTATTCTAGGGGTACAGCAAAGGACTTAGGTACAAGGTATGGTCTAAGTCAAACAGAATGCGTAGAACTTACAAGGGTTGCACTAAAACAACACAAAACTCCTGTAAGTAGGATTCTTGCAATTAGCTTTAAATTTTTGCAAAAGTCTAATGAAAAGATCAAGCTGATAGTTTCATTTGCCGCGAGGTCTGAAAATCATCATGGGGGAATTTATCAAGCAACAAACTGGATATACACTGGAGAGTCAGCGGCTAACTCGGATGCTATTTATAAAGGCCGAAGAATACCAAACAGGACTATAGGAGTGATAAAAAAGAAATATAATTTAAGTGAAAAACAGCTTATAGAAAAAGGTATTCTTTCTGATATTAGAAGAATGACAAAGCATAGGTATCTTATGCCGCTTGACAATAATGTAAAAAACCG